AACAGAAGATTACCGGTATCTGAATACTTGTCTACAATTCCTAACTCTCGCGCTACCCTTCTTGTAATGTCTACTCCGCCCGTCTTCCAAGTTCTAATCTCGTGGTTTCCTGGAATCACGCTCCAAATCTTATCTTTTATCGGGTCAAACAACTCGACTGCTTTATCAATTTCTTCATCAGGAGTATACTTCTCGGAATAAGAATCTGATACAGACGTTATCGTAGCATTATTAATTAGATCCCCATTCAACATTGCAAAAGCATTTGGCGTGTTCTTTACATACTCAATCCTTTCTTTCAGCAACTTCTCGTCTGAAAATATATCTCCCACATGGTTATCCGCGAAAAAATGTACTTCAACATTCGTAATTGTCTCGGGTAGATCTATTTTAATCACTCTCACTCAGCACTCACCCCCGTAGCTGCAAGTATTTGCTTTTGGGCGTAGGGCGGGATTGCGTTAAAATCTGCTTGAGATCCACTAGGTAGATTCCCTGCAAACGCCCCCATCCCTGCGCCGCTTTCAAAACCCGTATTCGCAGGTTGTGGAGCCATACCTTGTTGCTGCATTTGTTTGTGCTTGTCAATCAACTCCTCCTTTAAAGGAATGTATTCTTCCGGCATACGCTCTAAGTAATCGATAAAGTCTAACAACCCGTCTCTTAAAAGATTGTCTAATGTCTGTACAATCGCCACCCTGGACCAATAAGTAGATGCGCCCACGTCTGCACGCACATTTAACCATAGGTGTTTAAGCTGATTGAAATCAAACATCTCAATAACTTTCTGCTTTTGGACAGTCAGAATGTTCTCCATCATCGGTTCACCTGTAACTGGATCTGAAACCGGCTGACCGTTATTCGGATTAATCATTGGCTTTTGTGATGGTATTTGTATGTCTCTGGTTCTGACAACAGGCCTTTCACCATAATAGGTGCCCATCATATCCAATAATATGCGGCCAATGTCCTCTACCCACTCATATCTGTTTGAGCCTGGGTTTTCTAATGGCACTTGTGACGCCGACTGTAAGGCGATCAAGGCGGATGTGTTTTCTGGCCTTGCATTACCTAGCTGCGCGTCAGTAGCCCCCAGTGTCTCTTTAGTGTACTGCAGCGCCATATCTATGCACTGCATAATCTGTGTGGACATATCTGCCGGTTGAATTACCGAATAAACATCGTGTAGTGCTGTACCGTCAGGAAGATTACTAAGTTTAATGGCTTGTCCTACGGTATTATCCCAGTGTGGTAAATAGTTGCCATTATACAGTATCTTTGGAAACCCTAGCATTTGTTGGTGCCGCATAACTAAGGCAAACATACTATTAATGTAAATCTGGTTAGGAATAATACCCGTTACTATGGATCTGCCATGATACTGATTCTTCTGTCTCTCCCAATTGCCCCAAGCTATGGGATAATATGTTAAATCAGTATCTACCTCTTCAAATATCGTTACGTTCCTCGTATGCTTACTTACACATACCGTTGTTACTGTGTCCTTGACAGGTTGCAACTTATAAACGGGTTCCCCTGCTATATCGTAAACTGGGAAACCGTCTACTGTATCTACTACTGGATTGCCCGCCTTGTCTGTAACAACTTCCATTTTGTCGCTTCCGTCGGGATTCTTTAAAGTTATTTCTTTCTCTCGTTTAGTGTACATATAAATGTACAACGCTTTGCCATACTCGTCCCCTTCAATCAGTTCAATTTTTCCACCTTGCGCTGCTTGTCTTTGGTATTCCGAATCACTTTGAATACTGCTACTCAAATCTAAAGATGCGCCCTTATGGTATTTGACGTACTCAGACCGTAAAGATTCAACAGTATCTCTGCCGACTATAAGGATGTATGGTTGATCCTCAACTATCGGTGTGTTTGGATTGCCAAACATAACATTTAAACCGTCCACTAGCTCCATACAGATCTCACCCCGATAAGTACCATACGCACCTCCGTAAGGAATCTTGGTGGGATCCCAGTAAAAATGCGCACAATAGTCACCGGTTTGCGCTCCGTCAAACAGAGCCTCCCGGATACGAAAGTCCATTTTAAATTTATCAAACAAGTTCTCCACTTCTGCCGTAGCCATGGCCGCAGCATTACTGCTTTCATCCCCCAGATTTGTTCCGTCTTTATTCTGAAGAGGCTCATAGTTTACCTTTGTAGCAGAAGAAGTAAGAGAGGCTACAAACAAACTTACAATACGCTTGATGATGTTAAACACTGGCCGGGGCAATTGACTCATTGCGCTGTTCATGGGTAAATTTAGCCATTGATTACCTGTGAAGAACTCGATATTGGTATTTACTAGCGTATATTGGTTAGGTTCTAACCGATTGTTGTATTCAACACCCCTCTCATATAGCTCCCAGGCTTTCGTAATCCTCTCTCTTTTCGTCTTCGCTCCCAGGCTTATCGTGTTTCCACCACTCATTTCTTCTCACCCCCTTCCAAAGGCGGTGCGTAGGCGTCCGTTACACTGTAACTCATTAACGCTTGGAACGCCGCCGCTTCAGCAACTAGTTTCTTTTTTAGATCCTCCAACTCTCTCATATCTTTAAACTCCGGCTCCGCATCCGGTGGCTTCTGCGCCACCGTTTTAGGTAGTTTATTGTGCCTCCAGTAATACACCGCTCCTACGATAACCAGTCCGATCAATGCGAGATTAATACCAACCAGTACCGCTATCATATACATCAAAGATATCCCCCTCCTTTTTGTCATACACATCAAACATATTGTTGTTGGCAAACTTCTTGGCCTCTTGATCCAAATACCAGGCATCATCGTCTTGCGGTTCTATCTTTCGGCTACCACGCGACCGATATATGCAAAAACCCCGTAAACTGTCTAAACTGTGCGTCAGCTCATGGGGCTTATCTGCTATATCATTTATTTTCGTCTCGCTATGCTGCACCGCGGGTATACACCTTATAGCGTTTACACAACTCGGGAAAAACCGCAACTTCGCTATCGTAATACCTTGCTCATCTTTAAATGGGTTTAACCACTCCTTCATGGACATCCACCCATCTATCCGATCATTGTTCGTTCTTGTAAGGTTAATGCCGTTTTCTCTGAATATGTCTGCTACGCTCTTTCCTGTCTCTTGCCTTCTGTTCCACAAATCCGGGGGCGCGAGGTATGCGTAGATCTCATGCCCAATCTCTTTAGTTGCTTTTTTTATTATTTCTGCAGCATTAGAGATGATAAGATTCGGTTCGTATACCTCGCGAATTACATATCCCCGGTCGTGTTCGTCAAGTGCGATCCAATATGCTGCCAACATATCGAGCCCATAGTCCATTGTAAAATACAATCGCCAATGTTCGGGTACTGGCCCAAACGGATCACAGACGTGTATCTCCCTGTTGAACTCAGGGAAAAACTGACCTTCAAACAGATCCCAAGAACCGTCCAACAATGCTTTCCGTTGCTCATCTGGTAAATCTTCCAACCTCTTTACATAGTCCGGGTCTTTCAACATTAGGAACCTGTTATCTTGAACCCGGGCCGGGATAAAAAGCCGAGACTTTCCATTTGGGCCTGTAAACTCTGTGTTTGGGGGAGCAGGATCAATAAATCTGCTTTTAAAATACTGATGACCCTCTCCCCCTGGGTTGGTGGATAATTTCCGTTGTTTCGGGAAATCGTTAGCACCTCTCAAACGAGTACCTAGATACTCGTATTGATACTGCGTAAAATGCGTTGCTTCGTCAAAACGGATAGTATCATACTCCAATGATTGGTATTTGATAACATCTTTATCCGTGTCACAGTAACCAAAGTCAATAAGTGACTTGGTACGAAATGTCATTGTGTGTTTAGAACTGTTGTAAGTATAAATCTCTTTCGGATACATTTCCAGAGCTGTACGGATTAAGGATCTTTCCAACTCTGGAAATGAACGTCTTAAGATTAACTGCTTTGAACCTGGATATTTGGAGGCGTAAACAAGGGCATCAATTAACTGTACATAAGACTTGCCTCCACCGGCGGCTCCGCCGAATAAAACCTCATCCGCAGTAGCTAACATGAATTGCCGCTGTTTTACTGTTACTTCAATATCCATACTAAATCAACCCCTTACTATGCTGTGAAGTTAAACTCGGTTGCTGCTCCTGCGTAGTGGGTTGCCGTCTCTTTAAATCTTACTAAAATATCAACCGCGCCTGATAAGTCTGGCAAATTGGGTGTGCCCTCGTCATAAGTTGTCCACGTGCTACCATCATCCGTTGAGAACTCCATGGTGGCCGCCATACCTGTTAAAGTATTAGCTGTATCATCAGCTGTTACACCTACCAAATCGTGCCCTGCATTCATGACATCTGTATAACCATTAAGCTTGGTTGCCGCAATTTCACCGATAAAGAACCAATCACCACCAACTGCAGCAAATGTTTTCTCGAATGTTAGTTTTAGTCCTTTTGTTTTAAAAGGTTTATCAGGCAAATAGGCATTAAAGAATAGAAGTTGAGCTGGAAATGCGGGTCTAATTTCTGCGGGGTCAAGAGTTCCCTCTAAATGATATGCTGCACCGTCATAAGAATATATCTTAATTAGGCTTGGAGTATACCCTTCA